GTATCTTGAACCATCTGAAAGAAATCTGTTAGTTTGGAAACTGATGTCAAAATTAAGCTTTCCATATGCCGATACGATTCAACAGGCTTTGCAGGAACAATACGACCAGCAGATGATGGCGCAGCAGCAAATGATGCAGCAGCAACAGCAGGCAGAAGCGGCAAAACAGGCAAATCCGCAGGGACAGTTGCTTAATTCGATTGCGCAGAAAATAGGAGGTACAAAAGTTGCTATCTGATAAAACGATATTAATTATCGGCGGAACCGGCACAGTTGGCGAAGCTTTGATTGAACAGTTGATTAATACGGATGTACATGCAATAAGAATTTATGCCCGAGATGAGTATAGATTCTTTTTATTGAAACAGAAATACGGCGATCATCCCAAGTTAAGATACTTTATTGGCGATATAGTAAATAAAAGCAGGCTTAATTTAGCTTTCAGGGATTGCCATATAGTCATAAATTGCGCAGCTTTAAAACATGTTTCTTTCTGCGAAGGCTCACCTTTTGAAGCTTTACAGACAAATGTTGTAGGCGTACAGAATGCTCTTGAATGCGCCCTTGAAAATAACATAGAGGCGTTTGTACAAATGTCTACTGATAAAGTAGTAAGCCCCTGCAACACGTACGCTTACACAAAGGCTTTGGCGGAAGGGCTTGTTTTAAGCGCCTGGCAATGGCAAGGAAAGAACAGAACAAGATTTATTGTGACCAGAAGCGGCAATGTGATCGGTTCAAGCGGATCTGTTATCGAAGTTTGGCGCGAACAGTACAAGCAGGGCTTGCCGTTGACTGTAACGGACTTAAACTGTGAAAGGTATATGGCAAGCAGACAAAGCGTGGCGAAAGGCATTATCAGGACAATCACAGAGGGCTATAACGGTCTCGTAGTGTTTAATATGCCATGCTACAAGATATCAGACCTGTTAAAAGAATTTGAGGGCTGTACGGTCAATATAACAGGCTTGCAAAAGGGCGAAAAGATTCAGGAAGAATTATGGCGGGATGGAGAAAACTTTGAATTAATGGATATAGAGGGGTGATTGCGGTGCAAAAGGCTACGTTTATACAACCGGGCGGGGGCGCAAAGGGGCGCAGTCTTACCAAGGCACATTATAACCCTGGCGCAGATTTACAGTACATACAGGATATGCTGGCTTCACAAAAGGGCAATATTCCTTCGCGTGAAGTGTCAGAATCGGAAGAAGAAGCTATGTTTAACCAAATATGGAATGCAGATTATAGGGACAGGAGGTGATATATATGAAAAAGACAATGCCAAATCGGGCCACGTTCACTATGGGAAGCGGGGGCGGCGACAGACAGCCTTCAATTCAGAAGGTTCAGAACGGAAAAGACCTGCGCAGCAAACCCTGCGCCAATGCAGGCAAAGCTAAGCAAAATGATTAGTGCGGACTAATCGCAGACACCTAAGGGTGTCTTTTTTATTTGCAAAATTCCCGTGAGATCGGGCAGAAAACTCAAATTAATGGAGGTTATTTATGTTTGAATATATGAAACAGCCATTTATGGAAGAATTAGATGGTGGAGGCGCAAACGGTGGGGAAGTCGCCGCAACCCAAACAGAAAACACAGGCGCAAACGATTCTGTTGTCGCCGAGCAGAAAGATTTTAAAAATGACTCTCAAAACGCTGCCTTTGCGGAACTGAGAAGGAAAGCTGAAATGGCAGACAACCTTATGAAGGAGAACGAAGGTTACAAAACCAAATTAGATAAGCTTACCAAAAAGGCTTTACCGGAAGGCTTTTCAAGCGTAGACGATTATCTTGAATACCTTGAAAGCATAGGTGAAACGCCTGAAATAACGCAGCCTGAAAAACCTGTAGTCGATGAAGGCAAAATCTACGAAGTGCTGACAAAAAAGATTGACGAAAAAGTAAATGAACATCCGCTGATTAAAGCCGCCGAAAAGGAGCGCAAGGACAGGTTTCTTGTCAATTCTTTCAAAGAGGCGCAAAAGGTATTCCCTGACATTAAGGAAGCGAAAGACATACCCGAAGAGGTATGGAAAGCGTGGGATGAAGGAAAGAGCAAGCGTTCATTGCTGAGTCACCTTAAGGAGCACAGATACGACACGGATGTTGAAAGCGCCAGAAAGACCGGCGCAAATCAGGCGAAGGCTACAGTTATGGGTACGGCTCACACAGCACAGGTTAACGGAGCAAACGCGGCGGCAGAATACGACAATGTTATTGTGCCGGAATCGGTAAGAAAAAATCTTGAGTTAGTAGGGGTTAAAGACCCCATGGAACAAAAAAAGGCTTATGTAAAATACCATAGATAACGGGACATCCTCCCGTTATTTTGTTGGGAGGGATTCAATATGTTTGAATTTGCAAAATTCGTCCAAGGTGACGGCAACAGTCTCACCACGGATAAAAGATTACCCGCACTAAGCGGATATGCGTTATATGTCGGTCAGGCTCTGAAAACAACGGGCGGTGCCCTTTGCTATGCAGATACAGCCGATACAGTATACGCGGTTTGTCAGGTTTCAGCCGCCTCATCCGTAGTAACGGCGAGTTACTATCCAACAGTAATACCTGTCAATGACAATCAGGTTTGGAAAACTACACCATCTACAGCCATAACAGCCGACACGGTTGCAGGCGCCAAAGTTAATATTGGCACTGCGTCTGTTGGAACGAGCGTTAACGGCGCAGTGGCGGTAGGCACGGGGCTATTGGTTCATAAGGTTGCAACGGCGGATTCTCCGACCAGTTCAATCTATGTAATCTTTGCTCCTGCTATATAAGGGAGGTGGCATAAATGATTAATTACACAGCAACAGAATTTAACGCGCTTGTAGGTAACTACAACGTCGCCATAATGAAGTTCATGGAAGATATCGGCACAGCTAAAGCCGATCAGGGCATAATCAATGAACTGTTTGAAAGACGGGACGTTGACGAGCCGGCAGTTGCCATAACGGGCACCAGTGCAAGGGGTGACCTGAAACAACATCACGGCAGCAGGAACTATTCAGACATTAACGATTATTTCACAAAGACTTGTGAATTCACCGAATTTTCCGACACTGCATCTTTTGGCAGAAAGTTTATGGACGACAATAAACTTATGTCCATGCAGACAGCGGGCAAATCGCTTGTAGAAGCAGCATACAGGACACAGGAAAACTTTGCGGCAGCGGTATTCACCAATTGCGATCAGAGTTCATTCACCAAAGACGGCGACACCTACACATGGACGTTATGCGCAGACGGAGAACCGTTTGTTGATGACGCTCATGTAAGCAAGAGTGGCAAAAACACAGATTACCTCGACAACAAAACTACCAGCGCGCTTGACGGCGACAATCTTGACGCAGCCATGATAACAATGTCGGACTTCACGGACGACACCGGCAATGACGGAAGCTATTTCGGCGATACCCTGCTTTGCGGCATAGGCAACGCAAAAACAGCTCTTGAGCTTGCCAACAGCGATAAGAAACCTAAAGTTGCCAACAACGAATACAACGTCTATGAAGGCATGTTCAGGGTTATTGTGTGGAAAAAGCTTAAGAGGCAATCAGGCATGACAGGTTATCCGTGGCATTGGATTGACAGTGTTGCGGCGAAGGAAAACCTGTATTTCCTTGACAGGGTAAAGCCTGAGACAACCAGCCATAGCAATTTTGAAACCTTGTCATGGGCCATAGGAATATATGCAAGATTTGGAATTTGTGTATATGACTGGAAGTTCATCGTTGGCAACATACCGGCATAGTAAAATTATGGAAATAGCGGTCATATAAAAGTGGCCGTTATTTTATTTTGGAGGTGAAATAAAATGGCAACTGATACAACGAGAGTATCTTCATACGCTCAATACGAGGGTTACAAAGATTCAGCCGGTACCATGTACCAATACGCATCTGCGGTCAATAATCTTGTGTCCGGATTGACGGCAAGCGCAAACTATGTAGCTCTGAACAGAGTATTTTCAGGGTTGACCGCAAGCTGTGAAGCTTCGCAGATAAATAACCTGTTCAGCGGACTTGCATCAACAGTAACAGCTGGAATGATAACAGGCTATACACTAAGAGCAGCTACGGCAGACGCAGCAGCAACTTCATTAGCAGCCGCCAGCGCAACTTATGCGGTGTCGGCATCAACAGCACAAGCGGCACTAAGAGCCACGACAGCAGATGCGGCAGCAAGCGCCAGTTATGCGGCATCCGCATCATACGCAGCAAGTGCAGGGACTTTGTCCGGTGTTACAGCTACAGCAGCGCAGCTTAATGCGCTTTTATACGGCACAAAATATAAAGTGGCTTTTGGCACAGTAACAGCGTCAAATGCTACGGTAATGTCAAGCGTGACAAACTGTGGACTGTCAACCGCTTTGTATGCGCATATAACACCGCAGGCAACAGGCATCATAGCTGGTGCCGTGGCAACGCAGACAGGCGTACGGTGGATAGTGTGCAATGCATCCGGTACGGCAACCGAGGTAGCCGCATATTACATGGTAATTGGAAATGCTTAGAAAATAGGCGGCTTAAAAACCGCCTTATTTTTTTGGAGGGAATATGCATTATATAGATCAAAAACGCGTACAAAACGACACAGGCAACATGCTCCTGTCAAATATATCCGAGCAGCTTTCGGAAATAATCATGCTTTTGAAGCCGCATGAGGCTAAAGAAGAAGTTAAAGAAAAGGAACCTAGAAAGATTACAGCGAAAAAGCTTTACACATGCAAGAAATGCGGCAAGACAAGCGATTCAAAAGGCAATTTGGACACGCCGCAAAGACTGGCGGTGCACTCAAGATTTTGTAAGGGGGAATAATTATGGCGCAAATAATTAAAGAAGATGGGTATTCATTCAATCTGGTATCGTCAATGACGGTATCCACGGTAGCAACAACTTTCCCATATAACGGCACATTTCATATACACAATGC